GGCAAACCAATGAGCACCCTCAGCATCACAAATGGCGAGTTCACAGCCAACATCACAGATAACAGCGGCTACGCACAGGATGGCTCAAGCTACTGGGTCAACATCTGCATCGGCACCCGCGAGACATACGGCAACTTTGATGGCCAACAGGTCATCAAGTCCCGCAGCTACTCCAGTTTGAAGACAGCCCAGCGCGGTGCCATTAAGATGATGGAGGTGTTGTCATGAGCAACTCATTGGACTTATCACCCGTCGAATCTAGACTGGCGCTTTGCGCCGTAGCCCATTTCTTTCTGTTTAGCTGCTACATAAACAGACAGGGCGCAATCTTGGATGCTGTGGCCTACAACGAGGGCGACCACTGGACTGTCGAGACAATCGACCAAGGCATTCAGTTCAAGGTGTATGCCAGTCTTGTCGCGTCTAAGTTTGACGCCTGCACCTTTCCAACCTTTCGAGCACCAACATGCTTTTGGCGTCCTACAGTGGATGAGGTGGCAGCATGAGCAACAATCAGCCACACCCGCTTTCCGTACAAGCCGAGGTCAATGACATTGTGTCCTCTGCCTTGCGTCTTCCCCGTGACCTCAACGGGAACAGCCGCTGGCTTGTGCCAGCCGAGGCATTCATTGACCGCAAGGGCAACGAATACCGCCCTAGATTTGCCACTAAGTACAGGGGCAAGCACGTTGCAAACTCACCGTCTGGCCGTGGTTTTGTCTTTCAGACTGTAACTCTGGCCCGTGACATCTTGCAGGCCTACTACGAGGGGGACGCAGCATGAGACACACCCTAGAAGTCCTAGGCGAACTGATCGCCTGCGCCTCACTCTTTGCCATCCCATTCGTGTTGCCTATCGTGCTGGAGGTGTTCGCATGACCAAGGACATTTGGCCAAACCCAAGCGACAAAGAGTTTGCAAAGTACCTACTGGAAACTCTAGGCCCAGCATTCCGCGAAGCTGGCAACACATTTAGCGCCGACGATGTAGAAGACGCAGGCCACAGGCTTCTTGCCGCTGCTGAAGCACTGGAGGTGTTCGCATGACCCGCCAGCTAGTAGTGATCTGCGAGTATCAAGCAGCGCGCCAGTTTGACTACCTCCACCGCCGCATGTCTTGGGCACCAACACCAGAGGCAGAGGATTACTGGTGGCGTCAGATACAAGACCTTGGTGCAGCCGATGCACGAGGCGAAATCACAGACCGCAGACAGTGAGCCCAGCAGCGGCCAGCGTACCCACCGAAGCGCTGGCCAACTCGTGGGCTCACATGACCACGACAACAACTGAACAGACAAAGGAATGACCAATGCTTGATGACACCCTTGAAAACATCCTAAGAGAGTTTGGTGTATCTGCCCAGCGCCAACCACTAGACCACCTGTTGAGGGCGGAAGACATCCGCGCCCTCTACATGCAACCGGGCCACTTTGTGGACCCAAGAGACCCCAAGAGTGGCGAGGTGTCTTTCTAATGGTGATGCTTTTTATGCCGTTTGTCAGGGCCGAGGCTGGCCGTATGTGGAACACCGAATCACACCGCAAGAAATCAGTGGTTAAGGCTCTACGGTTTGCCAAGTTTCGGGGCTATGGCAGCCGTGAGCTAGACAAATTCAAACCGTCAGACATCCACGCCTTCTTTGATCTGTTGTCGCAACAGGGCCTCACCGCGAACACGGTTCGTCATTATGGGGCCATGTTATCCGTTGTTTTTAAGCATGCGGTGCGCGAGGAACTGATCAGCCACTCTCCCCGGTTTACTTGGACGCCCATAGAAGGCGGCAAGCGTCCGCTCTACTTCACGCAACAACAGCTTGACTCTATGGACCAATACTTTGACGATAGGCATCGACAGTGGTGGATGCGGCATTTTATCGTCATTGGACACCAAACAGGGATGCGACTGGGAGAGATACTAAAGATAACTCCAGACACCATGAGCCTAGACAATAAGGGGGGCCATTGGGTGCATCTTGCGACGACAAAGAACGGCTCCGAGAGATGGGTGCCGCTAAACCACAGAAGTCTTGCGGCCATCAGGGCGCTAGACTGTAGGGCTACCAAGTATTGGTCACACGCCAGCTTTTACACTGCGTGGGCCACCATGAGGCGCGACCTACTCGGTGGAGACATTCGATATGTCTTCCACACGTTAAGACACACCGCCGCCACTGTGATGGCCAACGATCTGGGGGCTAACACTGCGGTGATTGGTCTATTGCTTGGCCATAGGTCCGAAGCCACCACCCGCAAATATATCAAAGCCAAGCCAGACGCCCTACAGGCTCTCGTTCAGCAGATGGCGGGTTGAATATGGCACACACCAAGACACCACAAAAAGAAATGAGCTACTGTGCAAAGCGCCGGTTGAGTTCAGCAGTTGTCAACCTTCCCAAAGGCTTTTCGGGCGGCGGAAGAACTAACGGACCTCCAAAATCATTTTAAAAACACAAGTGACAATCGTTTTTAATACATTGGAGAGATAAAGATGACTGATAACTATAGTAAAGATGGCCCGACACACGGCCAGTGGGACAACACGAATGACGAAAAAGCAGCACACGGCGGCCTTCGTCACAGCACGGTCAAAGGGTCCATAGGTAAGACAGCCCCACCGCACCACGACTTAGACCCATCGTTAATGCACTCAACCAAAGCACAAGGACAGCGCAACAAAACACCAGCAGACCCCTACGGAAGAACCACCAACACCGCCTACGAAAGATCAATGAGGCTCGACGGACGCGACAAGTTCCACGATAGATGGACCAGAGCGACAGATGTCACAGAGCAGGCCCCAGAATTCAGACAGCTACAAGAAGCCCTGCCCAAAGTGGCAGAGGGCCTCCGTGCGGACATCGAAGAGGCCCGAGCCTCCAAGGGCCGCCGACCAGAATGGCTAAAATCTCTGGTCCACCTTGACCCATACTCGCTGGCCTACATTGGCCTCCACACTTGCTACAACGCGGTCTTGAGCGGCCAGACGTTAGCCAGTGTAACCCAAGAAGTTGGCAAGCTGATCGACAAAGAGTGTCTAAAGTTTGACCTTCTCGAAGGACCAGACGAAAAGACCAACCGAGACAACAAGCGAATCATTGAGATGGTCAGTAAGACCCATTCCAGTGCCGCCGTGCGTCTCAAATCCCTCCGCAACATTGCGACCAAAAACGGGGTCAAAAGCCTCTACTTTGGCATCGCAAAAGACAAGTCAGAGCGGCGACAGCACCATAGACGCCGCGTGTCCAGCTCTGGCCCAATCCTCAGCGCCGTGATGCAACACTGTGAAATCTTTGAGAAGACCACAGTCATGACAAAAGCCAACATGAGCAAAACAACCTTGTCGTTTACGCCAGAGGCCGAGGCCGCACTGGAGAAGTCTGCTGCATACTTAGAGTGGATGGAGCCACTCCTAAAGCCAATGGCAATGGCCTTGCCCAACCCTTGGACCGACTTCCATACTGGTTGCTACGATGACCCATTTTTGGCCTCTGGTGTCAAGCTGGTGAGGAAGGCCACCAGAGCACAGGAGGAGTCCATACAGCACCAGTTCACAAAGGGTGAGCCTGAGTACGTTAGGGCGCTTAACGCCCTTCAAGCGACTCCTATGTCCATCAACGAGCCCATTCTTGAGGCGGTCCAGTGGTGCTGGGATGAACGCAAGCAGTTTGGCAAGTTCCCGGCTCAAGACCTCCCTGAGTTTCCGAGGTTGCCAGAGGACCATGAGTCGATGGACCGTGAGCTAAAAGCAGCCATTAAGGAGGACCAAAGAGATTTTCGTAAGACAGTCAAGCAAGTCAAAGGTGCGGCTGCGGTTATGCGTCAAGACCTCCAGACCGCCCATGAATTGGCTGTCCACGAATGGTTTGGCATGCCGTGGAACCTAGATTGGCGCGGTAGGTTCTACATGGTGCCGTCTTTTACCTACCACCGCGACGACCACATCAAGTCCCTCTTTATGTTCCAACGTGGTTACAAGGTTGAGGGCAACAACGCCTTTTGGCTCAAGGTACACTTGGCCAACGTGGGAGACTTTGAAAAGACCTCCAAGATGCCGCTGCAAGCAAGGGCCGACTGGGTGGACGCAAACAGCGACTGGATACTTGAGATTGCCAAAGACTACCGAAGCCACTTTGAGAAATGGACCGCAGCCGATAAGCCTTTCCAGTTTCTTGCAGCAGCCTTTGAGTACATTAGGTACATCGAGCAAGGCACTGAGTTTGTTGGGTACTTACCGTATTCACTGGACGGCACAAACTCTGGTGTCCAGCACTACAGTGCCGCTAGTAGATCACTGGAGGAAGGTGCCTTGACCAACCTAGTGCCAGCCGCAGAGATGGCCGACATCTACCAAGCGGTGGCCAACAAGGTGACTGCTGCCTTGCAAGTGTTTTCTGGAGATCACCGCCCGTATAGCGACAAGTATCCAGACGGCCCAACCAACGCAGACTTGGCCAAGGTTTGGCTGGAGTTTGGCATTGATAGGTCTGTGCAAAAGAGGTCTGTCATGACCTTCCCATACAGCAGCAAGGCTGTCGGAATGGCTGGGCAGTTCATCGAGGACCTCATGAAGCCCTTACAGCGCAAGGTGTCTTATGGCGAACTGTCAGAGCATCCCATCGCTAGGACCGAAAAGGAGCGGTTTGTGGCCGCACGTTTCTTAGCAAACGTGAGCTATGAAGCCATCGTTCTGACACTGCCCAGCGCCGCCGCAGGCATGGAGTGGCTACGAGCGACAGAGAAAGTCCTCAGTAAGCAAAACAAGCCAATCCGGTGGACAACACCAAGCGGCTTTCCAGTGGTCCAGAGCTATCAAAAGAAAGATCAGCTACAGACACAGATGTTTCTGTTTGACCGAACAGCAGGCCACAGGTCTAGACAAAAGGTCACTTTGGCCATTGAGACTGGCAAAATGGATGTCCGTAAGTCTGGACTTGGTGTGGCCGCTAACTTCACCCACAGTAACGATGCGGCGGCTATGGCTCTGTGCATCTGCGACCTAATAGACACCGATGGGGCTGAAGACTTCTTTATGATCCACGACAGCTTCGCAATCAGTGGTGACGTTTGGGACCTCTACCATTCTGTAAGGCGGTCTTTTGTCAACATGTACACCGACCGTTGTGTCTTCTTTGACTTTCAAGAGGACCTACGAAGAGACTTAAACCACCCAAGGGACTTCGAGAAACCAGAGAACGGTGTGCCACCTATACCACCCAAGGGGACACTGGACCTAGAGGCCATAAAAGACAGTGAGTTCTGCTTTAGCTGACCTTCTGCACCACCTTTAGAGGACCGAAGCGGCTACCTAAGTCCGGCCAGCGAGGCCCTCTGTTTTCTCACTATCTCCTCCCAACTAGGCCCCCCTTTAAAGGGGGCCTTTTTCTTTAGAAAGACCTAAGAATGCCAAAGAACGACAAGAAGAAACTAATAGATTTCACAACGCCTGTAGGCACAGCTAAGTATCCACATTTGAACAACCCAGACACAGCTTTCGACGCAGAGGGCAAGTACAAGTCTGAGATACTGTTGTCTCCCGCAGACGCTAAAGGCCTCATGGACCTCATCAACAGTTCAGCCAAAGAAGCCTTTGGAGACGCTGAGTTTAGAGTCCCCTACCAGAAAGACGAAGAGACAGGCCAAGTGTCCTTCAAAGCCCAATCCAAGTACAAGCCTAAGTTCTTCGATGCGTCTGGTCAGGTAGTACCACCAGCGTCTGTCCCAAGAATCGGTGGAGGCTCACAGCTAAAACTCAGGGGCTACTTGAATGTCTACATGATAACCAAGACCAATGTGGGCGTCTCCTTGGTTTTACAAGATGTCCAAATCGTGGAAGCCACAACAATGACCAATGGCGCATCGTCTGCCTTTGCCGCTGTCGAGGGCGGCGGATTCACTGTCGACCTCGAAGAGGTAACAGCGGACGTGGACAACTTTGACTTCTAGAAGGGCAAGGTTCAGAGGAATAGCCGCTGGCTACAGGTCAGGACTAGAAGAAGACATCAGCTACGAACTGTCCGCCCTAGGCATCCCTGTTGTCTACGAAAAGGACAAGGTTGCCTTCGAGTGGCCCAAGCGTCTGGCGTCTTACACACCAGACTTTAGATTACCTAAGCCAAATGGTTTCTTTTATTTAGAAACCAAGGGCTTGTGGGTAGTTGCGGATCGTCAAAAGCATGTCCTGATCAAGCAGCAGCATCCAAACCTAGACCTTCGCTTCTTGTTTCAGAATGCAAACGCCAAACTCTACAAGGGGTCCAAGACTACCTACGCCGACTTTGCTACAAAGAACGGTTTCGTGTGGGCGCATAAGCGTATCCCAGATGAGTGGGTCGACGAGATGCTTGCTGGTCTACAACCAAAGTAAACATGGGCTGCCTTCGGGCGGCCCTTTTTTTTCGAGAGTGACGGGAAGGAGAGAGCCTGTGAGTAACCAACAAGAATCGGAGAGCACCTTTGTGTCTCATGAACCGTGTCCAGAATGCCAAAGCAGTGACGCCAACAGTCTATTCAGTGATGGCCATATGTGGTGCTTTGCCTGTGACCACTACACACCTCCAGACGGTGAGGACGCAGTGGGCAGCCCAGCGCCACGCAGGGAACACAGTGACCTAATGGTTGGCGACTACGTTGAGCTAAGGTCACGCAAGCTGACTGAGCAAACTTGCCGCAAGTGGAGCTACATGGTGTCTAAAGACCACCGTGGCCAGCCTGTTCAGATTGCCAACTACAAAGACATGACTGGCAAGACAGTGTGTCAGAAACTCAGGACACCCAACAAAGACTTCCCACAGTTAGGGGACACTAGACACAACGGCCTCTACGGCATGCACATGTCTAGGGATGGCCAGCTTGTGGTCACAGAAGGCGAACTGGATGCCATGAGTGTCTGGCAAGTCAGCAAAGGAAATCGCAATGCAGTCTCAGTCAAGAATGGGGCTAAAGGTGCCAAGAAAAACTTACTGGCCAACCTAGAGTACCTCCAAGGTTTTACTGATGGTTTGGTTCTCATGTTCGACATGGATGACCAAGGCAGGGAAGCTACCCTAGAGTGTGCCGAGGCCTTACAGCCAATGGCCGTTAGAATAGCTGTACTGCCCCTCAAGGACGCAAACGCATGCCTCATGGAAGGTAGGTCTGGAGACATCATTACGTCCATCTCTGAGGCTGAACTGTATGTCTCACCTAACGCCCCCAAAAAGATACTTTCGATGATCGGGGGCATAGAACTCAAGGACCCCGAGTACCTGATCGATGGCATTATTGAGGAACAAAGTCTGGTGGGCCTTATTGGCCCGTCCGGCTCAGGCAAAACCTTTGTCTGCCTTGACATGGCCCTAAGCATTGCGCTGGGCAAAGACTACCATGGCCGCGATGTGTCCAAGGGCCTTGTCATTATGAGTGCCGGGGAAGGGCACAGGGGCATCCCAAGACGGGCCGAGGCTTGGTGCAAGTACCACCTCAAAGACATCAATGAGGCGTCCCTAGCTATCACAAGTCGAGCCGTTGACCTCTTCAGTCCAGAGCATCTGTCCAGCTTTTGTCGGGAGATTGACGGTATAGTAGGGGACCACGGCAATCCAAAGATGATCATCGTAGACACTGTGGCCCGACACATGGGTGGCAAGGACGAAAACAACGCGACAGACATGGGTGCCCTAATCAGGGCAGCCGACAAACTAAAGGATGACTACGGATGTGCCGTGGTCCTAGTCCACCACACTGGCCATGCCTCCGAGAATAGGGCGCGTGGTTCCACAAGCTACAAGGGCGCACTAGACACAGAAATTCTAGTGAAGCCTGACGACGAAACTGGTGTCTTTGTTAGCTGCGAAAAGCAGAAAGACGGTCCACCTTTTAAACTAATGATGTTCACCAAGACGCCTATTGAACCTTCTATGGTTCTCACCGTGGACAACATCCCCTTCTAAAAATCCAACACAAGTAAAGCAAAGGAACCACTATGCGTGGAATCTCAGAAACATCGCGTGAAGCGTTGGCCGAAGTCGATCTCCAGAAGAACCAATCTCTGGTCTTTTCGGTCATCCAAGCGGCGGGTCACAAGGGCTGCATCAGCGCCCAAGTACAGCTTGCTCTTAAGCACATGCCCTACGGTAGCATCACCAACCATTTCGCGTCTCTAAAGGACCAAGGCTTGATCGAAGTGATCGGGAAGCGGCCCGGTCCAACAGGGCGCAACCAGCAAATCTTCAAAGCAAAACACGCACCAGCAGTCCAAGGGGAGCTATTCCAATGAGTAACAGTCTTACAATGAACGCCTACCAAGCCGAAGCCTCCAAGACAGCACTGTACCGCTGGAAAGTAATATATCCAGCATTGGGCCTCGCCAGTGAATCCGGTGAAGTCATGGGTAAAATCAAGCGGTTAATCCGTGATAAGGAGATCACCTTTGGTGAAATCGCAGACCTACCGGGCAACGAGAGGGCTGAGATAGCTGCTGAGATTGGTGACGTGCTTTGGTACTGCTCCATGTTGGCTAAAGACCTCAACATCAGCCTCAACGAGGTGGCCTATATGAACCTCGTAAAGCTGGCAAGCCGAGCTGCCCGTGGTAAGATCGGTGGGTCTGGTGATGACCGATGAACGGCGGAAGATGGGTCTTTGACCTCGAAAGCAACGGCCTACTAGACACCATACACACTATTTGGTGCATCGTGTGTCGCAACATAGACACAGGCGAGGTACGAGAGTACGGCCCAAGCGACATAAAGCATGCCTTGGAACTCCTTGCGAATGCTGATGAAATCATTGGCCACAACATCCTTGACTACGACATACCAGCCATTCAGATCGTCCACCCCGGCTGGACATACAAAGGTAAAGCTACGGACACTTTAGTCCTGAGCCGCCTGATATATGGCGACCTGTTCAACGATGATGCTGAACGAAACTTTAGCCACGATAGGTTCCCAAAGAAGCTGTGGGGCTCACACAGTCTGAAGGCTTGGGGAATGCGGCTTGGAGACTTCAAGGATGACTACGATGGCGGCTGGGAAGCCTTCTCAGATGTCATGCTTTCGTACTGTGTCCAAGACACTCATACGACTGCTACATTGTACAAGAGCCTGATGAAGACAGAGCCGTCTCAGCAGTCGATTGACCTTGAGCATCGCATGGCGGTCATCTGCAAGGAGATTGGCAGCAACGGGTGGACTTTCGACAAAAGTAAGGCAACCCAGCTTTACGCATTATTAGCCCAGAAGCGCCATGAGATCGAAGACAGTCTCAAGGACCTGTTTGAGCCATGGACCGTCGAAGAGGACTTCTACCCGAAGCGGGACAACAAAACACTTGGCTACAAAGCTGGCGAACTGTTTGTCAAAAGAAAGACTGTCTACTTTAACCCCGGCAGCCGCCAGCACATCGAAAAGTGTCTGAAAGACAAATACAAGCACAAGTTCAAGGAATACACTCCGAATGGCCAAGCGAAGATCGATGAAACGATCCTCTCCAAACTAAAGTACCCAGAAGCCAAGAAGTTGGCTGAGTTCTTCTTGCTACAGAAGCGGATCGGGATGCTGGCAGAGGGCAATGGGGCATGGCTCAAGAAAGTGTCTCCTGACGGCAAACTAAGGCACAGACTGAACTCCAATGGATGTGTCTCAAGCCGTGCGTCATCGTCAGGTCCCAACCTCCAACAAGTACCTTCTGCTGGATCACTGTATGGCAAAGAGTGTCGTGAGTTGTTTGGGGTGCCTGATGGATGGTGGCTCTGCGGTACTGACTTGTCTGGAATTGAGGTAAGACTGCTTGCCAGCTACCTCCACCCCTACGATGGCGGTGAGTATGCCAAGGTTATTTTAGAAGCTGACATTCACCAGTACAACGCTGATAAGGTTGGACTTTCTCGCGTACAGGCGAAAACTTGGCTCTACGCCACATTGTATGGTGGGGGCGACAGTCTCATTGGGGCCATCGCTGGTGGTGGCGCTAAGAAGGGCAAGGAACTCAAGGATAACTACGACAAGGCTGTCCCTGCTTTTGCCACTCTCAAGAAGAACCTCAAGACTGCCTTTGGCCGTGGGTACATCAAAGCCCTAGATGGAAGGAAACTGAAGGTCCGCTCTGAGCATCGTTGTCTCAGCCAGCTTTTACAGTCAGCCGGGGCAATCGTGGCCAAGCAGTGGGTCATGATGACCTACGATGAGATCAAACAAAAGTATGACAAAGACACCGTAATTGTCGGCTGGATTCACGATGAAATCCAAGTCGCCTGTAGAACGAAGGAGATAGCCGAAGATGTCGGTAATATCGCTGGACGAATGGCGGAAGCGTCAGGAATTACTCTCGGAGTTAAAATCCCCATCGCCTCAGAATATACCGTGGGCAGAACTTGGGCTGACACACACTGAGGTCGATGAGTACATAGAAAACTTGGTAGCCCTATTCATCGTTGTGGATAGAGCGTGGCGGAACCCCTTCACCGTAAAGTCTGACTTTGCGAGAGAGGGTGCCCTCCATGTGGCCATAGCGGCCTCTGAGCAATTTATAACCACCAAAATCGAAGAAGACACTTGGGGAAGACATTGGATTGTCACCCCAACAGGAATGGACGTGCATGATGACATTAACCAAATTCTCCAAGAAATCGTACAGTCGCCCCACGTTACTCATTGACGGGGACCTCTATCTCTACAGGTCAGCAGTTGCTGTGGAGTCTGAAATTAACTGGGGTGACGATGTTTGGTCTTTGGCCACAGACCTAAAGGAAGCTAAGAAAGTCTTCACGTCACTGATTGATGGCTTCAAGCAGTCTATGTTTACTGATGATGTCGTGATGACAATCTCAGGGTCTAAGAACTTCCGAATGGACGTTGAGCCTACCTACAAAGGTGGCCGTAAGAAGACCCGCAAACCAGTAGGCTACAAAGCCCTCGTAGAGTGGGTCCTAGATAGCTACGACAGCCTGCGTGTTGACTGTTTGGAAGCGGATGATGTCATGGGCATCTTGGGGTCAATCCCCAACACTAAGGCTATTATCGTTTCAGACGATAAAGACATGAAGTCGATACCCGGTAAACTCTACAGGCCTCAAAGCAACGAGAGATTAGACATCAGTCAGTCTGAAGCTGATGGCTACTTTCTTACCCAAGCCCTCATGGGGGACATGACTGACGGCTACGCCGGGTGTCCAAAGGTGGGGGCAAAGACAGCCGAAAAGATACTTGGGACTCACCCAACTTGGAACGCTGTCGTCAACCAGTATCAAAAAGAAAACCTAACTGCTGACTACGCGCTAACCCAAGCACGTCTTGCTCGCATCCTCCGACATACCGATTGGGATGATGAAGCAGGGGCAGTCAAACTCTGGGAGCCTACAAGATGACACCACAACAAGAGCATGCCCTTGGGCAAGCAATGCTAATTCACGAAAAGGGCATAGACCGTAGTTACATGGCTATAAACTCTGGTGTCTACTACCAGCGCCCGTTCCCCAACAGAACTGAGCCAGCCAAGAGGATCATGAATTGGATTTACGACCAACCTGAGGGGAGGACGTTTTTACTCGCAGAGATCAACAAGCAGTTCAGCAACAGCACTGTCCACAACGCAATGAAAAAGCTGGAAGCCTGCAACGGTGTGACCAGAGTTTCTACTGGGCCAGCCACAAAGTCCAATCCTAAGAAGTACACCGTCAGCGACTACAATCGACTGATACTACAGGAGATACTTTTTAATGACCGTTGAAGACCTAATCAAAGACCCGGCTCATTACACGCGCTGGGCCATAGAACCTATCACATTCATCATGGAAAACAGCTTCGCATTCTGGAGGGGCAACGTCATCAAGTATGTCTCTAGGGCAGGGTCCAAAGCCTACGATGGACAGACCATGGCCCAATCCGAAATCACCGACCTTAGAAAAGCGATCCGTTACTGCGAGATCCGCATTGAAGAAATTGAGAGAACAACATTATGAAAAACAGCACTAACCACCACGGGCCAACCATTGGCATCTCTGAAGAAATCCACGCCATGAAGTACCGCTCGAAGGGCGAGAGTTTCAAAGAAGCCATGGCCCGTGTCGCCAACGCTCTAAAAGATAGTGACGAACACTTCGAGGCCTTCCGCGAAATCCTAGACAACATGGCGTTCTTGCCAGCAGGCCGCGTACAGTCTGCAATGGGTGCCCCGCGCACTGTGACGCCATACAACTGCTTCGTCAGTAGTACGATTGAAGACAGTATGTCTGGCATCATGGAGGCTGCGGGAGAAGCAGCCAAGACCATGCAGCTAGGCGGTGGTATTGGGTATGACTTTAGCACCCTGCGCCCACATGGGGCACTCATCAGAGGCTTAGACAGTCGTAGCTCTGGCCCTATGTCATTCATGGGCATCTTCGATGCTGTGTGTAAGACTATCGCCAGCGCAGGCCACCGCCGTGGGGCGCAGATGGGCGTAATGCGGGTAGACCACCCCGACATCGAAGTGTTCATCAGGGCTAAGAACAACAGCACAGACCTAACCCAATTCAATATGTCTGTTGGTGTGACTGATGCCTTCATGCAGGCGGTCAAGGATAACACAGACTTTGACCTAGTGTTCGAGGGTTTAGTCTACAAGACAGTCAGCGCAGTGGCACTCTGGGAGGACATTCTGAGGTCCACTTGGGATTGGGCTGAACCGGGCATCCTGTTTATTGACAGGATCAACCAGAAGAACAATCTGCACTACTGTGAGACTATTGCTGCGACCAACCCATGTGGCGAACAGCCGTTGCCACCTAATGGCGCGTGTTTGCTGGGGTCATTCAACTTAGTCAAGTATGTCTACAAAGACATAAAAGGTCAGATGCAGTTCGACTATGCAGAACTTGAGGCCAACATACCGCATGTAGTCCGAGCTATGGACAACGTGGTTGACCGGGCTGTCTATCCCCTTGCAAGCCAAGAGAAGGAAGCCAAAGACAAACGGCGTATGGGCCTTGGTGTGACAGGTGTTGCCAATGCCATTGAGGCACTTGGGCATCCGTATGGCTCCGAAGGCTTCATGGATAAGCTAGAGTGGATTATGTCAACCATTCGTGACGGCTGCTACAACGCATCTATTGATCTGGCCCGTCAGAAAGGCCCGTTCCCACTGTACGATGATAAGTACCTCGACAGTGCTTTTGCCAAGACACTCCCAGACTACATACGGGATGAAATCAGTAGAAGCGGCATACGCAACAGCCACCTTCTTTCTGTGGCACCAACTGGCACCATAAGTCTGTCTGCGGACAACGTGTCATCTGGCATAGAGCCAGTCTTCAGTCACTACTATGACCGCACCATCCAGACCTTTGATGGGCCACGGGTTGAGCGAATAGAGGACTACGGGGTGCGTGAGTTTGGCGTTATGGGCATGACAGCAGACGCACTCTCTGTCTTTGACCATGTTCGAGTGTTGAACCTCGCGTCCCAGTATGTCGATAGCGCATGCAGTAAGACTTGTAATGTCGGGGATGAGGTGACTTGGGATCAGTTCAAAGATGTCTACATGCAGGCTTATGATGGTGGCAGCAGTGGCTGCACGACCTT